CTGTCATGGCCTTGCCTTCCTGTTACTGCGGCACTCGCCGCGTCATGACCGTGTAGCCCGATACGACGAGCCGCAGGTTGTCCGAATCAGTCGGGGGCAGCAGGGACGGGCCCGAGTCAGCCCACGCCCAGTCAATGAGCCCGTGAGCTGTCTGCGCGGGAAGGCCCGTCACGAGCAGCTGCCGCGCCTGCGCGGCAGCCGCCTTCGCGTCGGTCGCGTTCGCCGCGAACACGGCCACGCTGACGAGCGCCCGGTCGGTGATCCGGTCGCTGCCCGCATCGCCGGTCCGCGTCACCCGGATGTAGGGAACCTCTGATTCCAGCGCCTGCGGGGTTTCCGTGCCCGTCGTGCCGATGCCGCTGAGCAGGTCGCACAGCATCAGCTCGACGTCTGGGAACGAGGCGAGCGTCACAGCGAGCTCAGCGCGTCGAGTGTGCGCGCCAGGACGTGGTAGCCGTCCTGCCACTCCACGCGGGCCGCGTGGCCGCTGGTGTTGACGAGCTGCGCTTCCGCGCGGGCATCCGGGGGGCTCACGCCGCCGCTCGCGGTGACGGTCACCTCGAACGACGCCTTGTACTCCCCGGCGTGAGGGTCTGTGCGCGGGTCGCCGACAGGGGCGATCGACTCGGCGAACGCCTTGCCCTTCTCGGCTACCTCGCGCACTACCGCCTGCATCTCCGGGCCCTTCATGAGCTCGCGGAGTCCCGGGTAGCTCGCGGTATACCTGGCCGTCACCCGTTGCCCTCCTTCAGCAGCGCCTGGACCTGGACGTGCGTCTCCGTGCCTCCCTGGTCACGCCAGCGGGCCGGATGGCCGTCGACCTGGTAGACCGTCCCGAGCCACGAGACCCTGTCCGTCGCCAGGACGTCGGTACCGGGCGGCAGGTAGACAGTCAGGTTCGTGACGAGCAGCTCGCCGCGGTCGGTCGACTCACTCGCCGATGTGGGCTGCACTGAGCAGCCCGTGACCACGGTTCCCGTGTCGGCCCCCTGCAGGTCGCCGAACCGGTCGCGCGTCCTGCCGCGCAGGATCGTGACCGTGTCAGAGCCGAGGATCACGCCGGCACCGGCCACACGGTGCGAACCGGCACGATCTTCGCCAGCCGGCATACCTCGCTGTCCGTCAGCTCGCTGTCCTGCGGCGGCTTGCCCGCGGTCCAGCTGACCGACCCGACCGACTGCGACGTCAGGCCGCCGGAGATGCCCGCGGGCATCGCGGCGAGCCGGTAGGCGACAGCCGACGTGAGCAGCTTCAGCGAGTCTGGCACCGACGCGAGCCCCTGGGTGAGGGTCACCTCGAACAGGCCGTGCTGGCGGCACGTCACGGTGCTGCCGAGGCACACCTCGGGAACGATCCCGCTGACCGCCCGCGCGGTCCAGTCCGCGCTGTCCACCGCCGTCGTGGTGGTGCCGTCGTCGCTCACCAGCGACACGCCTGTCACCGCCGTGACCATCGGCACGTCGCGCAGGCTGACGACGCCGCACTCCGCCCGCAGCCGCGCCGTCGCCGAGCTGCTGACGATGCCGAACCCGGCCGCGTCGGTCAGCATCTGCGTGGCGCGGGCGAGCAGCGCGTCGGCGGTCGCGCCTGGCAGCGCGTAGGCGTAGCCGGCCGCGTCGGCGGACGTGGCGAAGCTCGTCACCCGCCGTCCTCCGCCTCCGCCGCCCTCGAGCGGCGGCGCGCCCTCGGCGCGGGCTCCTCCTCGTACGCGGACCCGTCAGGGTTCACCCGCTGCAGGAGTCCCGCCTCGTGCCGCTTGGCGATGTCCGGGTGCAGCGGCAGCGTCATCTCGAAGACGCCGCCGCCCTCCCCGCGCAGGTGGATGACCTCGCTCACGGCAGCGTGACGGCCGCGATCTTGCCGGCGAAGCTGGCCTCGAAGTCGATCGACAGCGAGCCGTCCGGCTGCAGGTACTTCGCCGAGTCGAACGGGCCGACGTACGCGACGCCGGTCGACGCGGCTACCTGCACGTTCAGGTCACCCTGCCCGGACATCCACCCGGGGTACTGGCTGCTGCCCGCGCGGATGATGACGCCGTGCTGCGCGGCGGCCGTGTTGGTCACGCGCAGCAGCAGCTTCTCCGGGTTCGCGGCCGCGATGGTCATGCCGTTGGCCTGGTCGACGGCGGTCGCGCTCTCGGCGGTGGCCATCGCGGTGCCGCCGTTGCGGGTCAGCGCCGTGGGGGTGATGGCAGTGCGTGCCATGGCTGGTTACCTTCCTACTGAATGGCCGCGACGCCGGACGTCGGCCGGGTGACGGTGACGCAGGCGAGCGCGTCGGGGCGGATGACCTTCGCGCCGTAGACGTGCAGTCCGCGCAGGTAGTCGTCGAACGTGTCCTTGTCGCGGAGCGCCTCGGTCTTGATGATCTGGTTCGCGAACGTCGTCGCCATCGGCGTGCCCGCCTGGACGACGTACGTGCTGCCGGCCGACGGCTGGAAGCAGTTGTTCGACTTGAGGATGTCGAACCCGGCCGCCTGGCCGACGGTGCCGTTGCGGAGGGCCGCGCCGCCGTCGGCCGCCTTCTCGATGTTGATGAAGGCGTGCGCCTTGCGGAGCGTGCCGTGGAACCACGGCGGCACCACGACGTAACGGCCCTCTTCGGGCACGTTCGCCTCGTCGAGGACGACGCCCAGGTTGACGAGCAGGTCGTAGCACGCCTCGCCGATCTGGTCGGCCGTCGTGAGCGCGCCGCTCGAGGTCAGGTCCGTCACCGCGGTCAGGACGTTCGCGCTGGCGATCTGCGTGTACAGCGACGCGACGTACTGGTCGGCGGTGTCCGCCAGCCGGTAGGCCGCCTGCGACATGATCTGCGCGACGACCGCGCCGCCGTTGAGCGCCTGCGCCTTGTCGATGTCGCTGATCGTCTTGCCCCAGAACTTCTTCTGGTCGATGACGAGGACGTCGCCGGCGTCGTCGACGTCGTCGTAGGTGACGGTGCCGGCGTAGTCGCCGACCGTCACGTCGCCGACAGAGGAGATGTGAACGGTGTCGCCGGCCTCGGCGATGTCGCCCTCGTAGTCGTGGTTCACCACGTCGGGGCCCGCGAAGACCAGGGACTTGCGCAGCTGCACGATCAGCTCCGCGTTCCAGATCTCCGGCTTGAAGTGCCTGATTGCCACCTAGGTGACCTTTCTGCTAGCCCAGCAGGTCAGCGAGGCGCCCTTCCTGGCGTGCCTTCACGATCTGCTGCGGGGTCATGGTCTTGAGCTGCGCCTCGGTCACCTGCTGGGGTGCCGAGCCGTTGCGGCGGGCTCCCCCGTCGCCGGTGCCCTGGAAACCGCTCGCCTTCGCGGCGAGGTAGGGCTTGGCCTTGATCAGGTCCGAGATCGCCTCGGCAATCGCGTCGGAGTCGACCGTGCCGTCGTCGCTCACCTCGAACTCCGACATGTCGAGGTAGCGGGCAGCGTCGGACGGGTCGGCGAGCTTCCCGGCCGCCGCGGCCTTGACCTCGGCCGCGAGGATGCGGGTGTTCGCCTTGGCCAGCGCCGCGGCCTCGGCTTCGCGCCGGGCCTTGTCAGCTGCCTGCTGCGCCGTGTCCTGGTCGGCACCCGCCTGCTGCTGCGCCCGGAGCTCGTCGAGCTCCTTGCGCAGCTGCTTCAGCTGCCGGTCAGCGTCGCGCCGCGCCTTGCGCTCCTTGTCCAGCGCCGCGCGGCCAGCGTCGCCCAGGCCGTCACCGTCCTGGCCGGCGTCGCCGCTCCCGCTGTCCCCGTCGCCGGCGCCGTCTTGGCCGTCGCCGGCGTCCCCGTCGCCGTCATCATCAGGCGCGGCGCCGAGCACTGGCCAGACGATCCGGCCAGATGGCAGCACGCCGAGCGCTGTCAGGCCGGTGGACGGGTGTACAGGCAGTTCCTCAGCCATCGCGGCTGCTCCCTCCGTTGCGACCGCGTCGCGCGGTCAGGTGATGTATCCGAACCTCGTCAGCTGCCGCACGATCTCCGTGCGGTCCCAGCCGCTGAGGGACGCTTCGGCGAAGACCTGCGCCGGGGTCAGCCGCGGCGTGCGGGCCCGCTGGTAGCGGCCGCCGCTCTTGGCGAAGCCCTCGGCCGCGAGGCGCTGGCCGGCGAAGCCGCGCTTCGTCGTGCCCTCGGTCGTGACGCGGATCCGCCGCCCGGGCCCGGCGGCGGTGGTCATGCCGCGGTGCGCGTTCACGACCTGGTTCAGGTCCGCCCCGTGCTGCAGCGCCTTGAGGTCGCCCTCGGTGAGGGATTTCCGGAGGCGCGCCGGGTGGTCTGCCTGCATCCGGCCGATCAGCTCCGCCGGGTCCTCGGTGGTCACCCATTCCTCGCCGCGCGCGGGGATCATCGTGCAGTCGCAGTTCGGGTGCCGCAGGAACCCGTCGCTGTAGCGGTAGAAACGGCCGCTCAGGATGATGCACCGGGCGCACGCGGGCAGGTTCACCTTCCGCACGTAGCCGCGGACCTCCGTCTCGGCCGCCATCCCGGCTTGCAGCGCCGTCCGGCCCGCGTCCTGCACCTGCGTCCGCACGAGGACCGCCATGTGCAGCCGCTCTTGCTCGATCACGTCGGCGATCCGCTGCCCCTGGCCGATCCGCTGCTTGGATAGCGCCACCGGCCCGTACAGCAGCGTCGCCAGCGGCCGCCCGTCGCCGGTCAGGCCGGCGAACGCCAGGGGGTTCACCGCGGCGCCGGAGGGATTCGCGCCCTGCAGCGCCAGGACCTGCGCCAGGTAGCCGGCACCCGCCTGCGCGGCCGCCTGCTGCCCGTAGCCGGTCACCGCCAGCAGCATCGGCAGCAGCCGCAGGAACGACGCGTCGAGCGCCTTCCCGTCGACCGTGGCCCAGATCGCCGCGGCCGCGAGAGCAGCCTCCGCCGACGTCCGCGACTGCTGCGCCTGGTATGACGCCGCCGCCGCGGCGGAAGCGTCAGCCTCCGGCGCTTGGACGGACATTGGCCGGGATCCCGGTTGCCGGCGGCCGAGGCTGCTCCGACGGCGGTATCCCGGCGTCGTTCAGCAGCGACGGGTCGCCGCCCCTGCCGACCAGGCCGCCTGTGCCCAGCTCCTTTGTCCCGAGCATCGCGAGCAGCGGGTCGGTCTCCTGCTCGTGCTCGCGCATCTTCAGCAGCTGCGCCACCTCATCAGGCGTCAGCCCGTACCGGCGGGCGATGTCCTCGAACGGCCAGCCGATCGACTTCAGCTGCACCAGCGCGGCGACGAGCTGGCTCTGGCTGCGCGACTCGGTGTTCGCCCACAGCACCTGGCCGGCCCGGTAGGAGTCCGCCCGGCCCTTGTCGCCCTGCGCCAGCGCGACGAGCCGCGCCATCTCGCGCAGCGCGGCGCCGAACCACAGCTGCTTCTCGTTCACCCGCTTGACCAGGCCGGTTTCCGCCGCGATCAGCGCGTCAGAGCTCAGGTTGGCCATCTTCCCGACGAGGTAATGCTGCGGGGTGCGGGTCTGCGCGGCGATGTGCCCGATCGCCGTCTCGATCACGTCGGTGAACACGCTCAGCTGCGCGGCCGGCCAGGATCCGGCGCTCGCGCCTTCCGCGCCCTGCGCCCAGAAGATCCGCTCGTCGATCAGCTTCTTCATGTCGAACGGCTTCTCGCCGATCTTCTTGCCGGACTGGTCGTAGACGGGCATCTTCGGTGCCTCGCCGCCGAGGATGTACCGCTGCGGCATCGCCGCGAAGTCGCTGGCGGTGAACATGTGCGCCCACATCAGGTTCACCGCGTGCTGCAGCGGGATCACCGGGGCGACGTCGCTCAGCGGCTCACGGGCCAGTACCGGCCGGTTGGGCAGTTCCACCATGGGCACCAGGCCCATGGGGTTGGGCTGCGGGTTCGGCTCGCTGAGCTGGTCGGGGTCGCGCGGCATCCACTGCTCGGCCTGCTCGTCGAACCCGGCCATCATGATCGGCTTCTCGACCCGGGTGAGCGGCTTCTCGAACTTCCACAGCTCGTCGGCGGTGTACAGGGTGGCGTACATCTTGTAGCCGTCCTGCCACCGCTTCAGCGCGGCCCGCCGCCGGTACCGCGAGCCGGGGTAGTAGGCGACGACCGCCTGCGCGCTGTCCTCGAACGTCACGCACGGCGTTCCGGGGTCGTCCGGGTCGCCCCATACCAGCACGCACGCGTGACCCGCGAGGATACTCGCCAGGAAGCCGAGCTGGCTGTCGATGTCGAGGTTGTTCTGCTGCCAGACCCGCCACATCTCCTTGTCGGGCGTCCCGTCGTACGGCTGGAAGCCGGTAACCGTCAGCCGCTCGACCGGCGCGTCGGCCACCACCGGCACCCAGTTGTCGCTGAAGTGGTGGTAGCGCTCCGCGAAGTACTCCCGGAACTCCTCGCTGGCGAACATCAGCCGGTGGTTGCCCCGGTAGTAGTCGTCCGCCAGGTCCGCTAGCGCGCTGCG